CCGCCGCAGCGAAAGCTGGATCGCGCAGAGCCTGTCGGCGATCGTCGCCACGATCGCCCGGCGCAACGGCCTGACGCCGCGCGTCCACGCGCGGCTCGCGGGCATTCAGGTCGCCGCGATGCGCCAGCAGGCCAAAAGCGACATCGCCTTTATCGCCGACATCGGCCGCCGATATGACGCGGTCGCCACGGTCAAGGCCGGAACGCTGATCCTCGCCCCCGCCGGGATCGGCGCGACGGCGGCGGGGACGCCGATCAGCGGCGTGACGATCGAGCGCGCGATGTGCGCCGGGGGCGTCGATTATACGCGCAAGACCCGCGACGAACATGACGGCGTCGAGGCCGAGTGGCACGATCAGGCGAGCGGCCAGCGGCAGACGGTGCGCGTCGGCGGCACGAAGAACGCGCGGCGGCTGAAGCGCACCTATGCCAATGCCGGGGACGCGCAGGCGGCGGCCGAGGGCGCGCGGCGGCGCGACGCGCGCAGCGGCGCCGAATGCACGCTGACGCTGGCGCACGGCGACGCGCGCCTGATGCCGGAGACGCCCGTCACGCTGGCGGGGTTCAAGGCGGAGATCGACGCGGCGGCGTGGCTGGTGACGGACGTGACGCACAATATCGGCAACGGGGGATATCTGACCGAAGTCTCGTTGGAGCTGGCGAATCCGTGAGGGGACTTCAGGGGATCGCGAAAGCGTGTTTGCCCGCATCCTTGAATAAATCACCGCCAACGCTCGCCCGCATCGGGCCAACGACGCAGCCTTGTGACGCGAACGGGCCGATAGCGAACATCATCACGCCATCCTGTCCATTGTGCCGCGCGGTGAAACGCAGCACCGCTTCTTTCTGCCCCGCGCCATCACCGCTGTCCTGAACAAAAAACTGGTCGAACTGCGCCGAACCCCTGCTTTCCTCGGGCAACGCCGCATCAACGCGGCCCATCAGACGAAGCGCGAAATCAGGGTCCGACTGGCGGCAAATATCCTTGGGGGCGGCGCGATGGAGATCAGCTTTGGCGAAGGAATAGGTCGTTGCAGCTGGCGGCGCTTCGACTTCATCAACGGGATCGGGACCACTGCAAGCGGCGAGCGCCACGGTGCCCAGCGCGATACACGTCAGTGCGAACGTCTTCATATTTCCCCCGACCTTATCCGCGCGACTTCGCCAGCGCTTTCAATATGCCCTGCGCCTCCAAGCCCCAATGGAACTCGCGCTCGTGCTGGACGCCATCGGCGGCCGCCACCGACGACAGCCCTTCGGCCACAAGCCGCGCGAGCTGGGCGGCGCGCGGATGCCCGGCGATCGCTTCCAGCCCGGCGATGAAATCGCGATCGTCGGGGGCCTGCCCCTTCGCGGCATTGGCGCGCGCCAGTTCAAGGTGATGATCGTTCAGATCGAAGCGCAGCGCATAGCGGCAGAGCAGATCGTCGATAGCCTCTTCCTCCAGCGGATGCACATCGCCGTCGCAGCGCGCCATGAATATCATCATCTGGCACAGGCGCGTCAGTGTCCGGTCGGAACAGCCGATAGGACCATCGGTCCAGATCGTTCGGAACGTCTCCGCGGGATCGAGGATTTCGCCTGTTTCAGGGCAGATCATTTCCACGATCCGCGCGATGCGGAACGAGCGCAACTGCCGCCGCTCGAAGCAAAAGGCCTTGACCAGTTCGGGGCCGCCGTCCCCCTCGATCCGCTTGCACGAAATCCGCCGGGCCGTTTCCTGCCCTTCCGCATCGACGTAGCGGATGAAGGCACCGAAGCCGCTGGAAAAGTCCCGAACGAAAGCGCCCGTCACGACGTCACCGCGATCGGCCGCAACATCGGCGCCCCGATTCGGCGGCAGGGGCGGCTGCACCGACAGACCCGTCACCATATGGGCGAGATTATCGAACTGCCCCATCACAGCTTCCCCAGCTTTCCGACAACCTGCCCCAGCACGAACATTTCGCCGTCCACGGCCGTCTCGGAGCCGACATTCGGATTGTCGCTCTTGATCTTGTAGCTTCCGTCAGGGTTGGCCCAGACACGCTTGACCATGCCGAACTCGGCGATGGCGATCGCCCACACCGCATCCTGTTCGCGGATCGCGTTCTTCGCCAGATCGATGATGACGATGTCGCCGTCCGACAGCGTCGGTTTCATCGAATCGCCCTTGGTGCGGGCAAAGACCAGATGCTCCGGGTCCGTACGCGTCAATTCCCGCAGCCAGGCCGCCGGGAAATATCGTGTCGTCTCCAGCACCGCGCCATCGTTGATATAGGACCCGCCCAAGCCGAGCGTCAGATCGACTTCCTTGATCGCCACTAGGCCTAACTCATCAGCGACGTCAGCCATTGGCGGCGGCAATGAGGCCCCTTCTGTCGGGTCATCAATTTCGCCGGTCAGATATTCCGGCGTTGTTCCCAACACCCGCGATTGTTCCCTGCGAAACGGCGCTGCGGCGTGCGAGATCAGTCTGCGACATCCCTGCCGCCGTCCGAAGTGCCGCGATTCTCTCGCCAATGCGCATGCGATCACCCTTATTCCAAAAGTAATTATGCGCCACGCGCGAATTGCCCTTGACTGGATTATTCGAATCAGAATAACAGGGGCGCATGATGAAGCCGATCACCCCCTTCCAAGCGCTGCAACGCATCGTCGAAATCGCTGGCAGCCAGAGCGCGGCTGCACGCGGTCTGGGCGTGCCGCAGCCGACTTTCTGGAAATGGCTGCAATCATCGAAACGGCTTCCCGCCGAATATGTGTTGCTGGCCGAAGAGCTGTTCGGCGTGTCCCGCCACGATCTGCGCCCCGACATCTATCCGCGCAACCATCCCCCCGCGCCCGAGGAGCAGGAGCGCTGGATCGGCATCGACTTCGCCGCGCCGGGCCGTGAGCGCGCCGGATATGTCACCGTGTCCGGCACCGGCGGGGCGCGATGACGATGCGCGGGGGGCTTCACCATTTTCCTTCACCATTGACGGGGGTGTCTCCTGGCCCGTCGATCGCGCGCGCCGTTCGCCCACCGGCCGCGCGCGACTGCGACCGGATCGCGGAAGGCGGTGCCCCTTTCCCGCATTCCGCGACCCGGTCGCCTTTGTCGCCCCTGTCCGGCGCATCGCCCGTCCCCTGCCCCAGCTGCGATCGCACCCCCACGCGCCGCTGCTGCATGCTGCTGGCTGCCAGCCTGATCGCCGCCGCGACAGACGGTAAAAATCCCCATCGCACCGCCCAAAGGAGCCGCATGTGAGCCGGACGCATCAATATTTCACGGTCAAGAGCACCGCTTATCTGCGGAACCTCTCGCGCGAGGATATCTGGGGGCGACAGATCGCCGTGCATTTTCAGCAGGCGCCGAAACCGACGCCAACGGGCACTTCCGTGGGCATGATCTATCCCGTGCTGCTTTTGTCGCTCTATATCGAGAACCGGCAGGAAATCGCGGAGAAGGTCGCGCGCATCCTCAATGCCCATTGGGAGGACGAGGAAGGGAACCACATGGCGGCCGCCGCGCCCGATATGCTCGCCGCGCTGGAAGGCCTGATGCCGATCAACCTAGGTGCGATCCCGGCGGCCTTGGCCGACGACGAAACCCTGCCCTGCGACGTCACGATCGGCGAACTTCGCGCGGCGCGCGACGCGATCCTGAAGGCGAAAGGCGGCGCAGCATGAGCGGCCTATCTGATCTGATCGACACGATCGAGACGGCTTGCGAACCGTCGCGCGACATCGACGTCGCCATCGCCCTCGCGCAGCCGGAGACATTCTTTAACGCTGGGCCGCGCTGGGATGGTGATCGCGACTGCATCGGACAGATAAATACCGATGGCAGTCGATCAATGCCCGGCAATTCATGGGACATGTTGGTTCCTGCCTACACCTTCTCGCTCGATGCAGCCGTGGAACTGGTGCCCGAGGGTCGCGGTTGGATCGCCGGTTGGGGGCAGACACGCGCCGACGAACCCATGGGCGGCGCGCGGATCACTCGCAACGCCCGTTTCGTCGGGCATGACGCAAATTACGATATGATCGCGGAGGCTGAAGCTGCCACCCCGGCGCTCGCGCTCTGCGCGGCCGCCTTGAAAGCACGAGACGCAACCCAGTGACCGTCGAACGCAACATCACCCTTCCGCCCGAACAGCAGGAAATCAAGGAAGCCTGCCGCGCGCTGGTCAAGGCCTATGGCGGGCAGGATGCCGCCGCGACGCGGCTCGGGACGCGGCAACAGCGGATCAGCGACTGTTGCAGCACATCGACCGACGCTTTCCTGCGCATCGACGAAATCGCGGTGCTGGAGGCCGAGACGGTCGGCTATCCCGGACACCCGCATGTCACGGCCGTGCTGGCGCGCCAGCGCTTGCGCGAGCTGGTTCCGACGCCCGCGATCGCCGCGACGGGCCGCGACCTGCTGATGCTGTTCGCGCGCCAGTCGAAGGGCAACAGCGAACTGGCCGAAGCGGTCCTGAACGCCCACGACGACGATCATGTCGATTATCACGAAGCAGTGATGATCGAGACCGCCGCCGACCAGGTGCTGTCCACCATCCTCGCCATTCGCGCCGAAGCGCGCATGATCGCGCGGGAGCATCGTTCATGAGCCGTGGCGCCGCCGCGCGATGCCCCTATTGCAAGTCGCCGGGGCGCATCCGCAACAGCGAGGAAGTCTCGCTGCTGCACCGCGACGTCTATATCGACTGCGCCAACGACGCCTGCGGGCATCGCTGGAAGGCCCAGCTTAGCTTCGTCCACAGCATCAGCACGCCGTCGGGCGTGCCGATTGACCTGCCCGTCACCCCGCAC